TGTCAGATTCTTTCAGCATCAACTCAGCAATCTTGACCCGTTTATCAAACTCTTTTGAGGCTAAATCGTCCTGATTTGGCAAGTTTTTGGTTGTTGCAGCCATGTTTTTAGCCTGTATTTCTTGAGGCATTAACTGCGCTTCAACCATCAATTTCTGTGCTTCAGCCCTGTTTTGTTCTGCTTGAGTAGTGTTTACAGCAATCTGAGCCTGTGCCGATTGCATAGCCAACTGCTGTTGAGCTTGTTGCATCTGTTGTGCTTGTGGGTCAGGCTGCATCATCTCGTCTAACTTAGCCATCAACTCCATTCTGTTAGACAAACTGCTGTTTCCAACGATTCCTTTAAGCAAAATAGGCAAAACAGGAGTATTTGCACCCAAAGTCTGCAACAAACCAATGAATTGCTGCTGTTCATACTCTCTAGCAATGATGCCAAGGGTTGCAGTAGGAATGAAGTTCATATCAACAGAAGGATAACGCTCTGGATCAAACTGCATGAACCTAAAAGCCGCTTTCTTGATGAATGGAATTAGGAAATCTTCTTGGAAATTGACCAATGTGCGTTTGTATTTCTTGATGATGGAGGCAACCGCCATTGACATACCGCCACCATCACGACTAGCTTGAGAAATCATGCCGTTAGAGTCTAGAGTTCCTGTTGCTTGTAGCAACATTCGCTCAAAGTCTTTAGCAGTTGCGAGGTTGTTCGGGTCAGTTGCTCCAAACTTGAATGGAAAGAGAATCTCGCTAGGCGCACCGTTAACCAGAATAGCTTTTCCTGGCTTTACCTCAAACTTCATACCACGAGGCAAGCGTGTTGCATCCATTGCCATCATGGGAGAGGTACTCAGTGCCAGTGAATCCAAGTGGCTACGAGTCTGAGCATCAATAGCTTTTTGCATATTGAATGCTTTTTCCACCGTACCACGACCAAGCAACCTGTTTGGCACAGTATCGTCTTGATAAGACAGAACTGGCCTGTCTTTCATCATGTATGGATTTTCTTCAGCCTTTAAGAGCATTCCATCATTGGCAATCACGATAATGGCTTCCACCATGTCGGTGTAGTCTTCTGCCGTAGAATTCTCAGGGAACAACTCAACAATATCTTTGTTTTCTGCCATGTTGTTCAGGTACTCACGGGGAACTAACCCGTAGTAGGTCAACAACAGAACCTTTTCATCTTGATATTGGCTTACTTCTTGGGTAGGCTCAAGGTCAGTGTCTTCACTGGCAGTACCAATATCTACCTTACGGTAGATTCCACGCTCAATACCTTGCACAACCTTATGAATTGAAACGTATTTTTCAATAGCCACGCCCATACAGTCATCAATGCTTGTGCCGTTAGGATCAAACAAGAAGTTCTTGGGGTTGACAGGCATGATCTTGACAGAAATTCTGTCTTTTTCCATCACGCCAATAGCTGCCTGACCCTGTTGATTAGGAATAGGTCGAGTCGAGGGAACATACTCTTTTTCAGTCTTGACAACAATCTCGCCAATGCCTGTCCCATAGATTTCAGCCATCAATTCGATCTGGTCGATAGCTTTTCTGATTTTGTCTTTCTTGAAATCCTCAACGAGTTGATTCTTAATCATCTCGACATCAATAGGATTCCCATTTACATCTTGGATATTGTCTTCAATGTCAAAAAAGTCACCTTGACCAAAGATAGCTTCCATGATCTCAGCATGACGAGTCTCGACTGCTTGTTGAGTAGCAGGAGTTACGATACGGCTGCGTTCAGATTCACGGGTCTTATCATCATCAGCCCATTGACCACGGAAGATGCGTTCATATTCTTCCCAATCATTGAGGAAGTTGGTATCTCGATAATTGCGCCATCTGTCGCAATGGTCAACAACAAAGGCAGTTAATTCCTTGTCATTTTCAGTAGGTTCGTAAAATTCGTTTTGGTCTAACTTGTCTGTTGCCATTTAAAACCCCGCAATTATGTCCATTGGTTGCCAATCTTCAAAGTCATCTTCTTCAAAATAAGAAGTGACTGCCAGTTGGTCAATATAAGAAAGGGCATCAGGCAAGTCATCATGCACACCTTGGGCAGGGAACATCAAGAGTTGATCTTTGAATTCGTCCCAATCTTCCTTGGAGTTCAGCACAATACGCCCATGCTCAAACCGTCCCTGAAGTGACCAAATGATACGGTCGGTTTTTTTGCGATTACCGTGGGTCAAGTCAACTATGTGTGAATATACATTATTTTTACGCATTAAATCACTCAAATACGGCAAAACAGCGTTTTTTAATGCTCCACGCTCAATTCCAATTGCCAAAGGACGGTATTCCCGCATCTTTATCAAAATAGTAGAGGCTGTTTCTCTGATGTCCCATCGCCCGTAGGCAATCTCTTTGACAAACCATTTGCCATCATCAGTGACTTTGACAACAGCAATGGCAGTCTGATCTAGCCTTTTCTTGGAATTGGCAGCTTGTTTAGCCACTTCTTCAAACCCTGCCAGATCGACAGCAATGTAGTACGAGCCATGTTCAGGTTCAGTGCCATATTTAATCCATTCTTCTTTAAAAACGTCAGAACCAGCATTGTCAAAACTGGCAAGGTATTCCTGCTTGAAAGCAAAGGAACTCAGGGTTTTCTTGGCAGACTCAATTTCATCAGGGTCGATCAAGGGATTGTCTTTAGTCGTGAAATGCCACGACTTCCAATCTGAGTCTTCTTCTGACATTCCAAGTTTAAAGATGTCATAGAAGAAGTTACGACCTTTGGGAGTGCCGATGAACATAGCTCTGCCCTTTTTATCAGACAAAGACGCACGAATAACCTGTTCCCATGCTTCTGGTTTGATGTCTGCAACCTCGTCAAGCACAGCGTAGGTGAGTGACACTCCTCGCAAAGTATCTGGACGATCTGCGCCTCTGACATAGATTTTTGCTCCGTTTATCAGGGTGATGTCCATGTTATTGATGTGGCTGGACTGAATAACCTCCCGCCCCAACTCCATCAATACATCCCAAATAATCTGCCTTGCCTGACCATTGGTAGGCGCAACATACAGTACAGCAGAACCAGCAGTACACTGCAAGCCCTCAATCAACAGGGTGATAGCCGACAGGCGTGACTTACCGCAACGCCGTCCAGCAGCAATGACTTTAAATCTTGTTTTATCACTAAAAACAATCTGTTGCCAAGGGAGGAGACTGAAGTTAAGGTCAGACATCTTTGCTTTCTATGTCTTCAGCATCTATAGGGTTATCCCCTATGACTACACCACCAATACCAGAAATAGTTATGTTAACTGCTGATCGTTGCTTACCCTCTTTCTCAAACAAAGAAACGGGAAGCATTCTGTCCATACAGAGTTTGATAGCAGCCATTTGAGCAGGGTGTTCATCATTCATGGCAATCTCAACTGCTTTGTGGACAACATTAGCACCTGCACTCTTGATTAACAGGTCTTTGAGTTCTTTGACTTGTTGTTGTTCAGTCTTAGGCAAAACAAGGGATTGAGGGTTATCAGCATACTTCCTCAAGGTCATAGCACCAGAACCCTTTGGGCGACCTCTAGGTTTCTTTAGTTGTTCAGGGAGTGCATCTACTACGTTCATCTTTTATCCAATAAAGGGAAGAAATTACCAACACGGCTGGAGACTGTTGCGCTACCCCAGTAGTCCCTAGAGTCAATCTCCATGCGTCTTGGAAGTTAGCGCACACTTTACATCAGAATCATAATCTTGTATAGTGGAGACAAACGGGGGCATCACCCACCCCTCTATGCGGTTGAGCCGACCAAGTAGGATAAACGTAGTGAACCATGTAGTTCTCAAGTAAAGCAACAGACTTGAACGGGGCTAGTAGCGTGGAGTGATTGATCTGACAGTCATCACTAACTTAGATAAACGAGAGGCTCATCCTTTTTTAAGGATCACACCCCACTACGGGTGAATACTCCTATTCGTCTTCTTCCTTAAAAAAGCCAGCTTTGTTTGTTAGTGTTAAACGCTTAGATTGGCTTAACGTGTGGAGACGAGGCTGCCACAATATTACAGACACACGACTACCCCCTCCCCCCTATAAATCCACACACACCAGGCGGAGTAAGCACTCACTAACAATGCGCACTAATAAAGTGCATCATTTTAT